AATAAGTATTGAACTTGATGAAATAGACGAGTTTTATAACTTCTGTAATAACATGTCTAAAGATGACACAGAAACCCGAGAATATTTAGATAAACTTCTGTTCATGAGAAATAGTTTAATAAATAAACTTGATTCGCTATAAGATTATACCTACCGCGGAAGCAGGTAGCGGGGATGAAAGCTCTCCAACAACATCATGCAGATACATCCTCCTCCCTTTCACGGAGTTCTTGGAATGTGGCTATTTTCGTAATGCTGCACACGTCGGGAAAGAATCCATAGACCGACATCTATTTGGGCCATGGGCAGGGCACCCAGAAAATCCTTGCAAGATTTTAGCTTGATCGGTTCGAGTCCGATATGGTCCACCAAGTTTGGTAGCGTTGCGATTGTGCATTGGTAGTTCAAGCAGAGGAATATGCTATCATTATTATTTGTTGTCCGGGCGACCCGGTGTTGTGCATATATGACGCAATTGTTTCTATGCATGTATAGCTGGGCTGTGGTATCGAGCAGCGGAACTAGGCGCAAGGTTGCGAAAAGGTCGAAAGTCCTGCCTGGTGTAGCGTCGTGAGGTTGTAGCACAATAACCTGATAAAATCTATAATACAACAATGTTTTTCTAAAGTGTTCATTCAGCAATCAAAATTCAATCTTAATATGAAAAAAGCGAACACTGACCTTATATGCCGTAGTAGCTCTTTGAAAGGGCCGCCGCCTGTCTAGCGGATGCAAGCGAGTTTGATTCTCGTCTACGGCGCCAAGTTTAAAGAGAACCTTCAGCAACCAAAAATTCACTGAAAATGAAACCAATCGTGTTCTCTGTTTTAAATATTGCCCCCTTCCGTCAGTGGTAGGCGAACGCTCTTGTAAGGCGACAACATCTGTTCGATTCAGATAGGGGGCACCAAATACGATTGATAAGTATAAACCATAATATGGTCGGTTGACACTACCTATCAATCATTTATACGATTCGAGTATAAGTAAGTTATTGATACTAACACTAGTTGAAACTATTGAATTCAACCTACTTGAGTCATTTTTACGGTATACGGGGTGACCCAGCTAGCACTGGAGCTAGTGAAACTACCGAAGTCTAGCAAGGTATATAGGTCCATGACGCCACTACGATGCTAGACAATCTTACATTCAGTATAAGTGAAACCTGAAATGATAGGGAAGTAACTGGGCACCGGCCTATAACCGAGATACGGATCTACTGAGTTTTTAGTGTGTATTGACGAATTTTGTGTCTGGGTGTATTGTCAGTCAGGTCAGACGGCTCGCCTTGGAAGTGAGAGGACGCAGGTTCGAATCCTGCCACCCAGACACAAAGTTTTGATAAATACAGCATGAACTATCTTTACCAAATTACCAATTTAGTGAATAGAAAAATCTATGTCGGCGTACATAAAACAAACGACATAGATGATGGTTATATGGGCAGTGGTAAAATTTTAAAACATGCCATAGCAAAGTATGGCATCGAAAACTTTAAAAAAGATATTTTAGAATTTTTTGATACATACGCTGAGGCATTATCTAGAGAAAAAGAAATAGTCACTGACGACTTTTTACTAAGGGAAGATGTTTATAATCTTCGCTGCGGCGGACAAGGCGGGTTTGATTTTATAAATCGAACAGGACTTTCGGTTCGTAACATAGATAAAGAAAATTCAAAAGATAGAGCCCTACTGGCAAATAAAAAGAAAAAAGAATTGTCGGAGACAAATCCGGACTGGACACAAACATATAAGAAAAATATGTCAGTATCTCTTAAAAAATATTTTGAGGATAAACCCGGACCTTTTTTCGGCAAGACACATTCAGATGAAACTAAGAAAAAGCAAAGCATTTCCCATAAAGGTGCGACAGTTGGGGCAACCAACAGTCAGTTTGGTACATGCTGGATAACAGATGGTACAGTTAATAGTAAAATTAAGAAATGTAATCCTATTCCTGACGGCTGGCGCCTTGGTCGCAAAATAAAATAATCAGTTTTGGCTCAGTAGCTCAATGGTAGAGCACCGTCTTGATAAGGCGTAGGTCCTAGGTCCGATTCCTAGTTGAGCCACCAAACAATATCCGGTTAGGCTTCCGAGAGGCCACCTGGTTTTCACCCAGTTTAGGCGGGTTTGACTCCCGTACCGGATGCCATATTATGGGGGTGCAAGCTTTAATGATGAAGCACTCGGTTCTTACCCGAAAGAACACGGTTTGATACCGTGGCGCCCCACCAATCAAACTGAGCAATATCTTGTTCCTGATTATCATACAGGCTGCTCTTCCAATCAAAGGTCCGGACAGAGATCGCTAGCGGTATATTTCCTCTAGACCACCAATATGGATCGGACTACACCCATCCAGTATCATAATAATATGCGTGCGGTTTGTGGAATACGTTTAGCCTTCCAAGCTGAAAGATGCAGGTTCGAACCCTGTCGCCCGCTCATAGATGATAAATACTTGTATGAACTACTTGTATCAAATTACTAATCTCGTAAATAACAAAATCTATGTTGGCGTCCATAAGACAGATAATATAGATGATGGATATATGGGCTCCGGTAAGCGCATAAGTTATGCGATAGAGAAATACGGCATACACCATTTTAGAAAAGAGATATTAGAGTTTTTTGATACATACGATGCTGCTCTGTCTAGGGAAGCTGAGATTGTTACGGCCGAGTTTCTTCTTAGAGAAGACGTGTATAATCTCCGTAAAGGCGGATTTGGTGGGTTTGATTATATCAATACCAACGAAGAACTTCGAAAAGAGAAAAATCAAAAGGCACGCCTAATGACTAATTCTCGTCATGCTGATAAACTATCCGAATGGGCAAAGATTGGAAATGCCCGCCGGCATGAGATTTACGGCACGCCTGTTAACTTTTTAAAATCGTCTAGGATGACTGGGAAATTACATTCAGCCGAGACAAAGCAAAAGCAGTCCGATATAGGTAAATTAAGATCAGGCGCTGCAACATCGGGGTTTGGTTCCATGTGGATTACAGACGGCAATGTTGCCAAAAAAGTAAAAAATACAGAAACTATACCCAATGGATGGTATAGAGGTAGAAAGTAAGCCCATAAAGGACATTGGAATGAGTAATGGTAACGATTCCGGATTAGCCAAGCTGGCCTTAATATTCCTGACTATCTTTGCATTACTTGTCGGGTGGATGTTATTTGTGATGTTCACCGGTGCACCCTTGTGGGTGCAGTTAATCTTTGCCGCAGGCCCCGTTGTCCTTTTATGGGGACGCATCCTGTGGGTATAGCGTTATGCAGGTAGTTTAAAACAAAACACCGAAAGGGATGTAGGGTTTGGACCTACACTGCTTCTAATATACAATGGGTCCTTATTTCAAAGGTAGAAAGCTTGCCTGATTAGCGAGTAATGAAAGTTCGAGTCTTTCAGGACCTACCAATCAATAGTGTATCTCCGTGCGGACTTCAATCCTTGTTGCGGAACGAAGACTAGGTTAGACTCCTATATACACTGCCAGTCTATATGTATTCCACGGTGGTAGCTCTCGACTAGGGAGTTAACTAGGTTCGATTCCTATATATCATTATAGTTTTTAGTTTTTCTATTCCGCGGTGCTCAAGAGGTATGAGGGCGCACTGTTAATGCGTTGCAATCCGTCAAGAACGGTACACAGGTTCGATCCCTGTCTGCGGAGCCAAAAATAATGAGAGTTTAGTTTAGTGGTAAAACCGCAGTCTCCAAAACTGCATTCCGGGGTTCGATTCCCTGTTCTCTCGCCATACAATGCGCCTCTAGCTAATCAAGTGAGAGCATCGGTTTGAAGCACCGAGGAGGTTGGGGCAGTACCAACGGGGCGTACCAGATATACAGTGTTATATACTGGTAGATTACTAAATAGGACATTAACTGAGGAATCATTATGTCATATTGGGGCTATCATCTAATGTTGGATTGTTCGGAATGCAACGACAACATTAAAAGTAAAGAAAAGATTTATGATTTCGTTAAGGACTTGGTCCAACGAATCGATATGGTTGCGCACGGCGAGCCGATTATTGAGTATCTCTTGCCTGGAGATTCTAAGCAAGGATACAGTATGATGCAACTTATCACAACAAGTAACATCTGTGCTCACTTCATTGAGCCCGATGGTACAGCATACTTTGATATTTTCTCTTGTAAAGAGTATGATATCGGAGTAGCACAGCAAGTAGTTAAGGAATATTTTGGCGCTGCTAAGATGAGAGTGAATTTCATCACTAGACAGGCCGGATAACGATATGCCCCGGTGACGTAATTGGCAGTCGTACTACGTTTAGACCGTAGGTGTGTGGGTTCGAATCCCATCTGGGGTACCAAGTTTTAGTTCAATGCAGCGTGTAGTGTAACGGTTAACACCCTTCTCTGTGAAAGAAGCATATCGGGTTCAACTCCCGACCGACTGCCCATATTTGATTGTTTAGCTCAGACGAGAGCACGGAAGAAGCCAATCTCAAGATGCTGGTCTCCGGGGTCGCAGAAGTAATGCCCTGCAACAATCACCAAACAATGCTGTCGTCATTGTCCGGAGCAAATCCTTCCGGACTATAAATGAACAAGGTCCCTAGATGCTGGGATATATTGGGGGTTAGATTCCCCCCGGCGGGCGCCCATACAATGCCGGGCGATACGAGTGTTTATCCACTTGCCGGCTCCAACAGTGACGTGTATCCTAGGTACTGAGGAAGCCTCAGGCGGTCTTGTGCATAACGTACAAAAGACATGACCGTGCTTGTTGATGCGAGTTCAACCACGTCGACCAAACCGCTAGGTGACCGATTGGGAAGGTGACTGCCTGCAAAACAGTAAAAAGAGTGGGTTCGATTCCCACCCTAGCGTCCAATATTTGCCCCGCTGACGTAATCGGTAGTCGTACCAGTCTCAAACACTGGGTGTGAGGGTTCGAATCCCTCGTGGGGTACCAAAGTTTAATGGGATCTGTGTCCTGCTCGGCCCTAGGCGCATATGCTGAGAAAGGCTTGGAGTAAGCCGTATAGGCTGGCGGGTTCGAACCCCGTAGATTCCACCAAGTTTCGACGGGCCGTGCGAAGTCACTAAACTATACACCACAATGTGTCCACCAATATGGGCCGCAAAATGCTAGCAAACTAAGACTTTGCGGCAGAATTACATCAGGGTCGCGCCCTGAGCGGTCCACCAATCACTAAGACTGTGTTAATATTCCCCTTTGAACAGGGTATCACTTCCACTCCTGCTAGTATGGGGCAGTCTAATAAAGGTGTGACAGTAGCTCAGATGAAGAGTACCACCCCGCAACGGTGGAGGTCGTAGGGTCGTGCCCTATCTGTTACAAAAATATTGCCCGGGTAGCTGAGAGGTTCTAGCGCCTTCCTTACAAGTAGGAGCATGTCGGTTCGAGTCCGACCCTGGGTACCAAATTCGGCCTCCCCATAGGCATAGTATTAGCGAAAGCATTGGGAACTATTTGGACACGTTAGCCGAATCGGCATAGCGGCAGCAGTCTTGAAAACTGAGGGCCCTCGGAAGAGGGTGTGTGAGTTCGAGTCTCACCGTGTCCGCCAGATATGCGTGCTTAGTTTAATGGTAAAACTTTTCGTTGCCAACGAGATGTCAGGAGTTCGATTCTCCTAGCCCGCACCATAGACATCTAATGTTATGTGCTATATAATCGCTTATGAACATTTTTTATCTACATTCTGATCACGAAACAAGTGCCAAATACCATGTAGACAAGCATGTTGTCAAGATGGTCACGGAATATGCACAGCTTCTGAGCAGTGCCGTGAGGATTAGCGGTATTGATGCAGGATACAAGTTAACCCATGCTAACCACCCCAGTGCAATCTGGACAAGAGAGTCATTAGATAACTGGTTATGGCTTAGAGACCTTGCGGAAGCACTCAACTATGAGTACATGTATAGGTATGATCATGCTGAAAACCATAAAGCATATGATGAAATTTGTAAATTACCTTTACCTAACATTAACAAAATTGGTATAACACCGTTTAAACTGGCAATGCCGGATGATGTTAAGGTGTTAGACCCCGTGCAGTCTTACAGAAATTACTATAATGTACATAAACAACACATAGCCAGTTGGAAAAATAGAGATATGCCTGACTGGTTTGTTCCAGATTTCTCTATTTACAAGGGTTAAAGCATATTGGTCAGTTAGGTAAGTGGTATACCAGCAGTTTCATACGCTGCGTTCACAAGTTCGATTCTTGTACTGACTACCAGATAATATTGACACCTTAGTGATAACACTAGTATAATTGCTGCACTGCACGATAAATACACAGCAGTATTAACACTAAGGAAACTAATATGTTTAAAACAATTTGGAACACACTACGCGAAATTTTACGATCACCAACCATGCATGATAACCTGGAAGCACACATTGTTGCCGGGAATCCTCAAAACGAAGCAGATATCGAACGTTTAGTAGAAGAATTTCACGACCGGAATCGCATTCGGTCGTTTGACAGATATTATTAATCTCCCTATAGTTCAACGAATAGAACAGAACGCTACGAACGTTCAGATCGAGGTTTGATTCCTCGTAGGGGGTCCAGTTTTGCACCTATCGACTATCGGTTAGGTCAACAGGTTTTCATCCTGTAGAGCGGGGTTCGACTCCCCGTAGGTGTGCCATTCAATGTCCCCACCCTGTAATGGGAGAAAGTGTTACATGACGATGTAACCAAGTAGGTGTAAGCCCGGGGGCGCCAAACAATTGGGGGTTAGTGCAACGGCAGCATCTCTGACTCTGACTCAGAAGACGTAGGTTCAACTCCTACACCCCTTGCCAGTATTGCGTATGACACGAGACTGTGTTATACTAGCACATAGCACATTTTGGATGACTCCCATAACGGTATTGGAGCGGGTTGCTAACCCGTCGGCTTGTGATGAACAGGCTTCGGGGTTCGATCCCCCGGCCATCCGCCAAAGATACATCATGAATGATACTTTTTTAACATTGCAAGGGTGGATACCCATGCGTTTTGAGTTGAAAGGGGACGTAGGTTTCTTTTTATACAATCAATCTCGCAGTCTTGTGGTGAATAAGACCCGCATTCTTGAAAATGAAGTATTATCAGTTGACGACTTTAAAATAAGTACCCTGACAATCGTACAGTTTAGTGATATGCCGGGTAGTATTATTGATCGGGTATTACAATATCATGACCAACTTTGAAATTGACGACGCATATCTAGTATCAATAACCACCCATAAGGTGTGGTATATGAAGTGCGACGATACTGAAGAAGGTCTGATCAATGCACTAAGGGGTGCTGGACGATGTTCTTCGACTTCTTCAGAAGATCATCCAAAATTCACTGAGTTAAGAGAACAGTTAGGCAAGGAAGGGTATATTGCTATACAGCGAGGTTGGTGGAATGGCGATACAGTAACTAAGCCATTCACGCTAAACGGTAAACAGTTTAGGGTAAATGAAATATTTCCATCCGCCGCAGCGATGAGCGGACACCTCAAGTACATGTTATGACTGGTAGAACTATAGATATCCATTGCGATGCGTGTAGAAAATACTTATTTTCACTGCAACCAAACAATAGTAAAGGCCTAGCAAAGGACTATTACTGTAAGTCTAAGGCATGCCAACAACAGGCAACTGTAGATAAGTTAAAAAAGGTACCAAATGTCTGATACAATGAGACACTATGTTAACAACATCGAAGATCATCTGAAAACAGCACTAGCCAGTGCGCAGGTGTTGCAAACTCATATACTGGAAACAGAAGGAGACAGTGACCTTCATAGGAAACTTGCATTTTACTTGACGCCTGCATTGATTCACTGGGTTGATGGTGCTCAGGCAGGTAACATGAAAGACTTAAAGGATACACTTGATCGGAGACTTGTAGAACCAGTCAACAGCAGTGTACAATCAGTTGAGCAAGA